TTGCAACGAGATGGCCCTTACTTGCAGGCATTATAAGGGCTTTATTGTGTCCAAGGTGCAATTAATTTGTATATACGACACGGACTTTGCACGGACTTCGTTGACTGTGGTATTCTTCTGTGCATATAAATGAATAAGAAAGTGTAAAAAAATGACTGCAATAAATATGACTGAAAGAGGCATGAGCTTAATAAAAGAGGTGAGAGAGTTAAGACGTATTTTTAATGAAATGAGCAAAGCAGAACACAGCATAAGCGGCAAGAGCTTCAGCGATGTGCAGGACGATTTCATTAAAAGCATGAGAAGTCTTGACGGTGAAATAGTAGAGGAGATATTTTATGGCAATGCCAAGGATTTTGAAAGTGGATGGAGTCCACGTCAATTACAACCAAGCTTTGAACAAGGTGAGATTTACGCACCCTCTTAGTCGAGTGGAGTACAAGCGCGTGATTAAGCCGCTGGGGGAAACCCCAGAGGCGTTTGTACGTCAGCTAATCGCTGGGAAGGTAAAACACCCACGCCAGAAAACGAAGCTCAAGGACAACTACCAGCTTTACCTTGCAGAGCTAGATAGGCAGCTTAAAGCCTTTAAATCTGGCAAGGACACGGCTGACGATAAGATACGCCCGAAGCGTAGACGCCACATAGAAGCGCAGATTCACAACCATATACTTCCATTCCTTGGCGATGTGGATATTGATAAGATTGACGGGCGGCTGATTAATGAATTTCAAGATAAAATAAAAGCTGACTTAAAAGCGCCAACAGTTAAGGGCATCGTGCAATCAGTTTTTCGCATGCTCAAGTTTTTCTACTTGAAGCGCTTGATTGACGTAATCCCTAACCGCGATGAAATCGACAAGCTAAACCGCCAAGAAGCGCGGCAGCTTCCAACGCCATGTTATAAAGATGTTCAGAAAACCTTGCTGCATTGCGACAGGATTGAGCATCAGGTCATGGTCAGGTTTGGCTCTGAGACAGGCATGCGAATCTCTGAAATACTAGCGCTGTCTTGGGGCGCTGTGAAGCGCGGCTTAGTGGACGTTAAGCTATCGGCTGTAGACCGTGAGCTAATGCCCACCAAAACAAAGGGCAGCACACGCAAGGTTAAGCTGAGTGACAAACTTAAAGTTAAACTGGCTCAGATGAAGCTGGGAGCCGCTAATAGCAGCGATAATGATTTCCTGTTCATTAATTCGGCTGGGCGGCTCTACACAAACACAGGCGCGGCAAGAAATATACTTTGGCCTGCACAGAAACGCGCTGGCGTTGAGAATTTCGGCTGGCATGGCTTGCGGCGGTTTTACATCAACCATTTGCTCGACAGTGGGGTGATAGAGCATCACGTCCAGAAGCTTGTAGGCCACACAATAGGCAGCGCCACAACGTCAAAGCACTATCGCCGTATTAATACTGTAGACGTGCTGGTGGATGATTATGTGGTTGAGGTTGGTTAAACTTGATTTTTAGGCACTAAAAAGTTCCTTTTGAAAAATTTCTTCATAATCTGAGTTTCTTTCCAATCGCTTTCTAGAGGGTGGTATCCATTTTAAAGTACAATTTTCTATTGGTTTATTTTTTTCCCAAACGATCCAACCATACCCAGTGGCGGTCGACGCCTTACGGTCTAGTCGTCCCTTCACCATTGCAACACGTTCGACGTATTGTGCAAAAAAACTGGGCACTTTTCTTAGAAATAGGCGTTCATAACGGCCCACACTTTCTATAAAAACAGTACGCACTAGCATAGCTACACCAACACGAGCTACTCTATGAGCTTCAAATATAAAATCTTCTGCGGCCTTGAATGGCGGATTGGTTATTACCCAGTCAAATGAGTTGTCATCTAATGAGTTATTCAAGAAATCAGTTTGAATCATATCGTCATAACCGTAGTCAAGAATATCAAAACTAACCACTTCAGCAAAGTACTCTTTAAGAGCCTCAGACATATAACCTTGTCCACATGCAGGCTCCAAGCAACTACTTTTGGAGAGATCGTGTGAACCGATTAATTGACTGTCGATGAAGCCACGTACCGCCCAAGGTGGTGTTGGAAAATTGTCAAATGTATCCATGTTTGGGTTTCGTTGTGACATTACGGCATGAGATATGTTTTGTTTCATTGCAGCTTACCATTTTTTTAACCTCTGTACTTTTGCGTACCCACGATTACGTGTACACCGTACAATTCATTTGTTTTAAACGTAATCGTCTTGTTGGTCTGCAAGTCCAGCACTCTTATGGTACTTTCGCTCACTTCAACACATTCACGTATAAGCCCTACAAGCTTAGCGTCTACGTTAAACAAGACGCATATATCATCGCCCTGCTGAGCGCTTAGCTTTGGATCAACAAAGCATACGTCACCTAACTTGTAGCGCGGCAACATATTTTCGCTGTACGTCGTAACGGCATAGGCCGTCTCGCTGTAGTCTAAAAAGCTTGGCTTACGGATTTGTTGTTGTGAAGCACCCCCAAGGCGCACAACGAAACCAGAGCCGTGTTGAAATTCTGTGTTCATTTTCTGTCTTTCCGCGTAAAGCGGGATAAAGACTGCTGGACCTGTGCTGTTAAAGGCTTGGAACGCTGTTTGCGTTTTCTTCTGTTCCCTATCGGTAATATCTTCGATGCAGCAACCCAGAACCTCTGCGATTCTTATGAGCTTTTGATACGATGGCTTAGATACCTCTCCCTTTTCGTACTTGCTTATTTGGCTCTGGCTGATGCCAGTTTTTTGAGATAATTCTGGCTGTGTCATACGCAGCTTTGTGCGTTGATCAAAAATGCGCGTGTGCATGGTTTACTCCTATACTTATTTCTGCATTTAACACCTACCATTCATTTATGAATAAAGCAACAGATCAAGCGCGCCCAAAGTTTGACTAACGACTTTTTCACTTTTATTAATTGACGTAGGTATATTATTCATATACGTTGAACAAACATAAAAAACTGAGTAAAAACAAATGCAGCTTTATCAATATTTGATAGAGGCAGGGGTGTCACAAAACGCTTTTGCCAATAAAATAGGCGTGTCTCAGCCGACTTTACATAGGTATTTGATAGGTAGCACCTATCCAACAGTTGTGAAGGCTATCAAAATCGAGGCCATCACGAATAAGAAAGTTAAGGTCCATGATTGGGCTAATTTAGACCGTCACTTGAGGGAATCTGGGCATGATTAATGTTCGCCAAAAGGGTGCTTCAAACGAACGTGCGGTAGCCAAGCTTTATTGCGAGGATATGGGCATAAAGCTTGTGCGTGACATAGAGCAATACCGACGTGCTGATAGAGGCGACTTAATTCCCGATGGCGACTTTGATTGGTGCTTTTGTATTGAGGTAAAAGCCAGAGTTGGCGTCAACACACAGCACGATAAAAGTTGGTGGGAGCAAGTCGAAAAAGCGGCGAAAGCTTACGACAAGGTTCCTGTCCTTTGGTACAAGTTTAGTCGCAGACCGTGGCGCGTTGTTATGCAGATGTGTGACGTAGCGCTGGCGCTATGCCCTGCAAGTCTAGCGGCAGAGCATCAAAAAGACCTTCTTACAATGTCACCAGAAACGCATTTTTACTTAGCGCGTGAAATCTTGGCGAAACGGGCTGTCGAATGATGGCGCACGTTGATCTGTGCAGTGGCATAGGCGGCTTTGCCCTTGGCTTTGAATGGGCTGGTTTAAGTAAGCCTGTCTTGTTCTGCGACATAGAGCCTTGGAGCCGAAAGATATTGAGAAAACACTGGCCTGACGTGCCGATAGCTACAGATGTAAAGGAGCTTGCTAATGACCCAGATGGACTTATTCCAGGCACAGACCCAAGACGAACAATCCTCACAGCCGGATACCCATGCCAGCCCTTTTCACTGGCCGGGGAGCGTAGGGGCAGTGAAGATGACAGACATATCTGGCCATACATATTTTCCATTGTTCAAGCAAAACGACCAGCTTGGTGCGTTTTCGAAAATGTTTATGGGCATGTCTCTATGGGCCTCGACGAAGTGCTTTCTGACTTGGAACGTGAAGCCTACGCCGTCAGGCCGTTCGTTGTTCCAGCTTGCGCCACGGACGCACCTCACAGACGAGATAGACTCTGGATCGTCGCCCGAAATGTGGCCGACACCGTTAGCCTCAACAGGAGGGCCGTACAAGAACCACAAGGGAGACGAAAAGAAAATCCCATCAAGAGGCAATTCCCTAGCAACAGCAGTAGCGATGTGGCCGACACCCAGAGCAAGAGATTGGAAGATGACGGGAGACGTCTCAAACTGGGCAGAGAGTGCGATTGGAGACGAATGCTTACGCAGAGCCGTGGGCAGAAAGGAGGCAACGCCTGGCTCACTGAACCCTCAGTGGGTCGAGTGGCTAATGGGATACCCGGAAGGGTGGACAGACTTAAAGGGCTAGGCAACGCAATCGTTCCACAAGTTGCCATGCGGATTGGGCAGACGATCAAGGCGGTGATCCATGATGCGTAAATGCCCAGAGTGTGACGGTCAAGGCAAGGTTGACGTGGGCGGCTGGGCCAATTTCGGCAGAGGCTTAGAGCCAATCGAACAGCTTGAAGATTGCATGTTTTGCAACGGCGAAGGCAAGATTTCAGCGGATGAGGAAGAAGAATGACGTATTCATTTGGTGTACATTATGGCCTATCAGATAAAGTCTATCACGCGCTTGACGAAATCGAAGGTAGGCAATCCGTAAGTTCAAGCAAAGGTAAATCTGTATTAAGCCAAAGCATAGCCCATGCGTTTTGCGCAAGAGCTTATAAAGATACGCCAGCTTTCCAAATAGGACGCGCAGTTCACGCTTGGGCTGGTGATGGAATACTGCCCATCAAAGGCGGCGAGACTAGGCGCGGCAATGCTTGGAAAGAAGCGGCTGAACGCGCCGAAAAAATGAACGTCGTGTGCTTGACTGATGCAGACTATGAGCGCGTTAGCGGCATGGTCGATGCATTGCATGAAAGCCCACAGATAGGCTTTTTGCTGGGCCACAAAGACAAGGTGGCAGAGGCCAGCATATTCGCAGCGCACGACAACACGTCACTGGCGTTAAAAGCACGGCCTGACCTGATGATCCAAAGTCAGGGTATTGTGGTCGATCTCAAGACAACAATCAGCGCTGAGCCTTATGAATTCGAACGCCAGATGTACAAGCTCAAGTACGCATTTCAAGCGGCTTGGTACAAGCGAACCTTGGAGCTTGCTGGCTTACGGTGTGACCGCTTTTTATTCGCCAACGTAGAAAAAGAGCCGCCCTACGCAACGAGCTTAGTTGAGGTTGGGCCAGAGCTTATGGCGCACAGCCTAACGCAAGTTGAAGAAATCCTAGCACGGATAGAACAGGCAATCCAAACAGAAACATATGCGACGGGCTGGCCTGCAGTTCACGTCGCGCAACTTCCAGCATGGCTGGAATGAGAGGGAAAGTAATGAACCACAAACTGATAAACGTCGAAGCACTCTGGCCTAAGCTGGACAAGCTTTACAAGTTTGACCCGATGCAAAATCGGAGTGTTGCATGCGAAACGCAGACAGATCAAGAGGGTAAATATGAGTTAAACCTGATCGTTACGGAAGCTCAAGCCAAAGAGCTTGCTGGCGTCATGCGAAAATCTTTTAGCGAAAAGCGTGGCGATGACTGGCCCGATTGGTCGCCAAAAGGCTTGAGCGATGTATTCAAGCAAGACGAAAAGGCTTGGATCGTTAAGCTAACGAAAAAATCATACGGAGAAGCAAGCAGCAAGCCCAAGCAATTCATGCAAGACGGGTCGATAGCAGCGCAAGACTTTCAGCTTACAACAGGCAGCAAAGTACACGTAATGATCGGCGTACGGCCGTGGAAATATGCAGGCAAATCTGGCGTCACGTTGCGGCCAGAAGCGGTAAAGGTTGTCGAGCTTAAAGAGCGCGTTGAGAGCGATCCGTTTAGCGAGGCAGATGATCCATTTGCAGATGAAGCAAGCGATCCGTTTGGCAATCCGACAGCGCCAAAGACAGACTCGCAAAGCGGCAATTTTCAAGATGATGAGATACCATTTTAGACCATTTACAGACATTAAGAGAGGAAATAAAAATGAATATTTTTGACAAACTTGAGAAAAAACATAGCGAAATGATGAACGCGCCTGACGAGCTAGACCAGACGCAAGGTTATTTTAATGCTTGGATAACGGCGGCTGAAATGGAGAAACTTTTAGCTGCAAACTATGACGGAAATCGAGATTTATATAAGCAAACCTATCGAAAATATGTTCGCGCAATGAATTTAGGACGATGGGAGCTAAACCCTAATCCGCTTGTTTTTTTCAAGCGAGAAGATGACACTTGGTCGTATAACTTGGCAGATGGGCAGCACCGTGCCACCGCCCAAATTGAGACGGGCTTAACGCTTCCTTACGGCGTTTGTATTAACAAGAGCATAAGCGTTTATAAAATCCTTGACCAAGGAAAGGTGAGGACAAATGTTGATTTAACCGGCGCACCAAAGGGTGTCTGCATGCCTATACAGTATTTACTTAGATCAGCGTCAGCTATTGTTTATCCAGAAGCAGCCGACGTACAACGGGTGCTTTGCGATACAGTCGGCGAGCTTTTAGCAGAAGTTGAACACGACATAAAGCCGCCGCAGACGGGAAGAAGTCCGTGGAAGCAAAACGGCTTTCGTGCCGCTTACGCTATGGCAATTATGACGGGCAGAATAGAGAGGAAAACAGCTTTTAACGTCTACACTGGCCTGTGCCGAAATGAGCTAAAGGAATGGCCCGACGTTTTTGTGTCTTTGTATCGGCAAATGATGGAAGGGCAAATTCATATTAATCGGGCTGGAGCCTCTTTGGACAACGATTATTTCATGCGCGGCCTGTACGCGCTTTCGCATCATTCGGCTAAAGGCAAGCAAGTTGCAATTCATAACAAATTTCGCAGCGATGTTAAGGAGTCAGTCTTTAACATAATGAAGAAATATGGAACTGAAGAATTGCGGCTAGTTGTAGCAGCTTAGGCCATGCTTTACTGGACGATAATGATAATCGCCTACACGGTTGAGGGTGAGGAAATAACAACCAAGCTGTTGTTCCCCACTGAGCAAGCCTGTGGTCAAGCATTATCGTCCATCTATTCAGAAATCTACAAGCATTACAAAGAGAGCCTAGCCGTTTGCAAGCCGACAGATATGCCGTCGCGCAGTCTGATTAGGCCAAGAGCTAGGCCAGAGGTATTGGGATGAACGATTTTCAAGAGGCGTACTGGTCAGAATGGTCAGAGGCGATAAAGACAAAGTATAGCTTAAAGCAGAGCGCCAAAGGCGAATGGCATGGCCCATGCCCCTGCTGTTGCGGCACTGACAGGTTTTGGATCAAGAACCACAACGGCATAGTTAAAGCATTTTGCAGGCAAGGCTGCGAGTTTAAGGACATGGTTGCAGAAATGCGCCATGACGGGGTTTGGCCCGACAAGCAAGACAACGTAATCACGCTACGAGAGGCCAGTGTTAGTCTGGATGAACTGCTACGTGACGGTGATACGCCACAGCTATACCATGAGCGCAAAGGTGTTGAATTATTTGGCGCAAAGCTAAGTGGTGATAACGTAGTCATACAGTTGTTCAACACCAGCAAAGAGCGCGTCGGAACGCAAACCATTTCGCCAGATGGTAAGAAAAAGTTTAACGCTGGGCTGGATAAGTCTAGCGGTTGCTTTGGCGTGGTGGGTAAGCTCACGGGTGTAGGCTTAGCCTATGTCGCTGAGGGCTGGGCCACCAGCGCAAGCGTCTACGCAGCGACAGGCACAACATGCATATTTGCGCTAGACAGTGGGCATATGCCCGTCGCCGTGCAAGCTATAGAAAAGGCGTGGCCTGAGTTAGAGTTGGTGATTGCGGCAGACAATGATGAAGCTGGAATAAAGGCCGCAAAAGCCACAGGCAAGCGCTGGGCGGTTCCATCAGGTGAGGGTCAGGATTGGAATGACGTGCATGCTACGCTGGGCGTAGTAGCGGTCATGGAAGGTTTGCAGCGAGCTAAGGTTAGTGACGGGCTGTTTACGCATGTAGGCGATTTAAAGATGAAGCCTGCCCAATGGCTGATCGACGGGATGCTCGAAAAAGAAGCGCTGATAATGGCGTTTGGCAATTCTGGGGCAGGCAAGACATTTGCTGTGCTGGACATGGCGCTGTGCGTGGCGGCTGGCAAGGATTGGCACGGTAAGCAAGTAGAGCAAGGGCTTTGCTTATACATTGCTGGGGAAGGTCATGCAGGCATGGCGAGGCGCGTTGCGGCGTGGGCCAAGGTGAATGATCAGCAATTAGGTGACGTGCCGTTCTACAAAAGTAATAACACAATAATAATGAACGAGGAAGCAGACGCGCAGACGCTGGCAGACGAAATTAGCAAGATGGCTGAAAAGGTTGGCAAGCCTACGCTGGTTGTGCTGGATACCCTGGCTAGAACAATGGCGGGGGACGAGAACAGTTCAGAGCGTGTCGGGGAGTACATAAAAGCCTGCGATAAGATAAAGCAAGAGTGGGGCTGTAGTGTGCTGGTAGTTCATCATACGGGCCATTCAAATAAGGACAGAGCAAGGGGCAGTTCGTCTTTCTACGGGGCGCTGGATGCTGAGTTCAAGGTTGCGGCATGGGGCGACAATAAGCTGATTATAGAAAGCACCAAAATGAAGGATGCCGAGCCTCCCGAAGCTATGGCTTTTGTCAAGCTGCCTGTCTCGCTGGTGACAGATGAGGGCGACGAAACGGGAAGTCTAGCGCTGGAGCTTACCGAAGATAAGCCCGTTGATAAGGCGTCGCCAGAGAACATTCAGAGCGTGGTGCTTGACCAAGTAAGGACGGTGGATGCGTTTGGGGAAGCGCCAAGAAGTGAGCTTAAAGAGGCCGTCAGCTTGGAGTTGGAATGCAGCCAGAGGACGGCAAATAGACATATCAAAAAGCTGATCGACAAGGGCGTTTTAGCGCTTCGCGGCGGCAAGGTTGTAGTGGCATGAGGGGCGCTTGTTGGGACACACGTTTAGGTTGTGTCCTGAGGTTTGTCCTGCCGTATAGGGTGTGGTGTCCTCGTGTCCTGAGGTTTGTCCTAGGAAAAGTGTTATGAAACAACGGGTTAAGGAAAGTCAGGACAAGGCTGGGACAAGGCTGGGACACAGTGGGGTCATAAAGGAAGGGTTCAGGACACATGACACCACCCTAAGGGGTGTCTGTCCTGTCCCCGTGACCTGTCTTGAAACGTGTCTTGATTGGAGTGAATTAAAAGAAAAAGAATTTGGTTTCGTTTTGGCGAAAATTGAAACGCGAGAGGAATTAGAAGGTGTCGCAAATCGGAGAAAATTTCTAAACGCTCCGCAACTGCCAACGTGGAACGCCGTGCAAATCCAAATGATCAAACAACGCAAATGGGAAATAGAGAATGAATAGTATGCTGAAGGGTTACGAATCGGAGCAAACGCTTGGCGAAGCGATGATCTCGTTTGAGAGAGCGGATTACAAGAACGGTGTTCGCAGCAGTCCCCTCCCAATTGATTTGGAAAAGGTGAACAACTCAGACTTGCCACTTCGAGCGTTTGAGGTTTTGCGATTGCTGCGCTGGCTTGGCCCGTCGACGGCTGGGCAACTCGTCGAACATATCGACATGCCTGTCAATAGTATAGCGGCGAGCTGCAATAGCCTAAGGCTAAAAAAGTTTGTCACAAAAGACGATATGCAAAAGCGTGGTTGGTGTAGCGTGACCCAAACTGAAATAGCCTTGGGCGGCTGGATTTACACGGCGGTTCCGTGCAAAAATGAGTGAGCGCAAGACCGCCACCGCCTGGCACGTCTACGAAAACGCGCTGAACGTCTGGAAAGATGGCGATCTTGTGGCTGAAATTCCAAGCAATCAATGGCAACGACTCATAATGAAGCTTGCGGAGCAGTGCTGGAAAAACGAAGGCAACGAGGCAAAAAATGGCAAAACAAAAAAAGCCGATCAATAAGCCGGTCGAGCGCGGCGAGAGGCCAAACGATCAGCGCGTCTGGCATGCCGGCCCAGACGGGATCAGCGTCGAGCCAGTGGATGCAAAAATGCTTGGCGGTGCAAAGCGAGCAAGGATAACCACGCAAACTTTGTTAGACAGATACAAGCAGCGTGAACAAATAACGAAAAGGCAATATGATGCTGGCGTTGAACTTTACAGAATTTGGCATAAGGCAGGCCGTGGCGTAAAAACGGTAAACTATGAAGCCGTGCGCGTAGACGGGTCAGGGTCAGGCGGTGAAACGTCAGGAGAGGCGTTCAGCGCTTACATGAGCGCGTTAAAGGCAATCGGGGTAGATCTATCAAGCGTAGCGCAATGGGTGGCTATACAAGGCATGTCTGCGGCTGATTGGGGGCAACGACAAAGCCACGGTCCAAAGGGTGGAATCGTGGCTTTGCGATTGGCATTAGACGCGCTTGGGGATTACTTTGGAATGGCGCGTTAGGCTGACACTACAACGGGCAAACCGCTTGTAGTGTAAGCTTTGCCAATCTCATGATAAAAAGGCGTACCATCTGCGCTTTTGTAAGCTTCGCCAGTATGCATCTCATCAAGTACAGCGTCGCAAAACTCATCTGCGTCAATGCTAGGCTTTAAAGATGACGTGCAAATCTCTCTTAGTAAAACTTCCCAAGCATTATTTTTCTGGTCAATTTCACGGGCTGGATTGTCTGAAAATATTGGTATCATTGTCTTTCCTCTCTCTTAGTCAGTATAGCAATCTCGCTCTGGGCGTAAACCCGTTTAGCCTCTAGCCGTTCAATTTGGTGCTTTAGCTCAGCGCGATGGCGCTGTAGCTGTGCGATTTTTTCGGCTGGTGTCACGGCAAAGCCTCCAGGCATAGCGCCGCAAATAGCGCGGCAAATAACGCCAAGCATGCAAGCCATTCTAAAGGCGTTGTCTGCTTGGCAATTTGGATTAGGTCAGCGATTGTCATTAACAAAGCTCAAGCTCGTCTTGCATTTCGTTTAATGCGTCTTGTGACCTCACAAACAGTGTTGCAAAAGCAATGCGGCAAGCTATCGAGCCGAAAGTGTCGCCCTCTTGGGATAAGCCGCCACAATCCTCTAGCCAATCCTCACCATCGCGAGTGTTCTGGTCAGCGCAGAATTGAATGGCTTTATAATAATAAATGGATACTTCATGCCCATCACATGATTGGTGTAAAAAGTCTTGGGCAGTTTCAAAGCACCCGCCAGCTTGCTCTAGCGCTTCTTTGGCGATTGTTTTCGCTTCTGTATATAAATACATTTTCTTTCCTCTCTCTTTGTTACATGCTTTGGCGCATGGCAATGCAGCGCCGAAGCGCTGCAAAACGATGCGTCATTGTGATTTGATAGCGATTGTCATCTATTTAAAAGTCCAGATATGCATCACCAGCGATGCGAACCGTGGAAGTATCAACAGACGCGCCGCAAGCCGTGGCAAAGGCCAGTAAGTCTGCGTTATTTGCGGCGCTTCCTTCGCTGTTGATCCACTCGCCATGCCACGAAAGCGATATAAATCCGTCACGGGTTTGACCAGTGAACATATCTTTTGTGTTTGTATCTACGTCAGACAAATCAGCGGAAAAACCGCAATCTTCTGTCAGCACGTTGTAGACTTCCGCATGGTCATCGAGCTTGAAAAGCCTTGCATCAGTATAGCCGCCGCGCGCATCAGCGCCGCCATGTATTTGCAATAGTAAATATGTTTCTTCCCCATACTCACCGTCAAGCGTCAATTCGCTGCCCTGCATTATGGTGCTATGATTTGCTGCCCAATTATAAGTATTGAATGCCTCGCCTTTTGCGGCAAAGCCGTGCAAATCAAGCCATTCACTTCCAGCCATTGAAACGCCGCTAAACTCGCCCTTCCAATCTTCCACGGGCAAGGCGTTAAATTCGCGGCATAATTCGTCCAATTCTATAGCGCCGCCCGTTAAGAGGTGAAACACATCTACACACGGCAATACTTCTGCAACAGTCTCGCCCTTCCATTCGCGCACATATATTTCGGCTGTTGCACTAGGAGTGGCGCGGAAGTCATCAATAGTTTTGCCAATGTTTTGCTGCCAAGCGCGACCATTCGCGCCGCCACTGTCTAGCATATGTGTACCAGTGTTTTCTGTCAGCATCGCCGCAATTGTTTGCTCTAAAATCATTTTCTTTCCTCTCTCTTTGTTACATGCTTTGGCGCATGGCAATGCAGCGCCGAAGCGCTGCAAAACGATGCGTCACGTAATCAGATACAAACCAAAAAGCGTCCAAGGGATAACTGCCAAACCTGAAAGCGCTTCGTTTGCCTCAGCGTCAAACCTGAGCGCTGCAAATATTAGTGTTGGTGTGATTGCCCAAAGTCCGATGATTGCTATTGCTGTAAACATTGTCTTTCCTCTCTCTTTATATAGGTAGATTATTCATAAACGAATACACCTGTAAAGCATAAAATGCATATAAAATGTGATTGGCTTGCTTTTTTTGGCGATTATCAATATTTGTTTGGCAACCAATACGATTTAAAGGAAAATCAAGCAAATGGGCGAATTAAAGCCACAGAGAAAAGCCGGGCGCCCAGTTGGGTCAGGCGGTGCAGCGCATATCACGCAGCGATTGCGCAAGGAAATCTACAGCGCTTTGGACATATGCAAGAAGAACGGCCATCCCTTAGACAAGCTATTAGCTGAGCAAATTCAAATAGATGCAGCCGGTACGCTGTCAAAGCTGAGCAAATTCGTGCCTCAGGAAGTATCGCTTGGCGGTGAGGGCAGCGCGTTTGCCCTGGCCCTTGGCGAAGTAGCGGCGCGTATTGCTGATTCGCTTCCAGAGAGAGAGCCAGACGATACGCAACTAATTGATATTACGCCGGAAAAGCCAGACGATTAGCAACAAGTCCGGCAAAAGTCCGGCTAAATGCCACTCTAAGGCGATCTTGCGCACATAAACTTGCCTTAAACGTGCAGCCCCCCCCGTCGCTCGATCTGGCCCCCGTCTATATATATATATACCCCCACACATTCGCCCCACCCCCCCCTACCTTCCCCATACCCCTTGACATGCTTCCCCCTGACTATTATACCGCTGTTATGATGAGCTAGTGTCTCCTTTTCCTCTCCTGTGGTGGCGCTGGCTCATCCCATACATGCTTTTCTTTTCTGCTTTCCTCCCATAACTGGCCTGCGGTTCTCCCCCGTGGGCCTCTTTTTCTGGCGCTCTCTCACCTATGGCAAAACCACAGCGTACCCCCAAGCAGACCAACCTTTCTGACACGCTCCTCAAGCTTCACGGCGACCCTGTGTTATTCGTTAAGTCTGTCCTTGGCGCTGAACCCCAAGCATGGCAGCGAGCCGCTCTGAACGGCGTTCGTGATAGCTCTCGCGTGGCCTGCAAATCTGGGCATGGCGTGGGCAAGTCTGCGCTGCTTTCTTGGGTTATTTTGTGGTACTTAATCACGCGCCCTTGCCGTGTGGTGTGTACAGCCAACAGCGCCAATCAGCTTAACCAGGTGTTATGGAATGAAATACAAAAGTGGGCCAGAAAGATGCCCCAAGGTTTACAAGACCAGCTTGAGATTACCTCTGACAAAATCACGCTAAAAGGCATAGACAGCAGCGTTCACGCTAGGGTTAGCCGCAAGGAAAACCCAGAAGCCCTACAAGGGTTTCACCATGAGAACCTGCTTTTTGTTATTGATGAATGTTCTGGCGTTGACGATATTATTTTTGAGGTTGCCCAAGGCGCTCTCAGCACGGCTGGCAGCAAAATCCTGATGGTTGGCAACCCCACCCGCTCATCTGGGTATTTCTATGATGCATTTCACAGGAACGCCCACCGTTGGCATAAGATGACTGTTAGCTGCGCCGATGCTGAATATGTCTCTGCCGATTTTATTGAGGACATGGCCCAGCAATACGGCGAGGAAAGCGCAGTTTTCGCAATTCGCTGTCTTGGCGAGTTCCCGACTAATTCTGACGATAGCCTTATTTCAAGGCATTTAGTTGACGCCGCTGTGGCGCGTGATGTTGAGGCTATGACTGTCGCCCCTGTCTGGGGCTTGGACTTGGCAAGGTATGGTAGCGACAGAACAGCGCTATGCAAGCGTCAGGGCAATGTTTTGCTTGAGCCTATCAAGTCGTGGCAGGGCAAAGACCTTATGGAGACTGTCGGGCTTGTCTTGTCTGAGTATGAAGCAACGCCTTATATGGATCGTCCTAGCGAAATTTGCTGCGATGTGATTGGTATTGGCGCTGGTGCAGTTGATCGGTTGATTGAGCTTGGCATGCCTGCGCGTGGTGTGAATGTTTCTGAAAGCCCAGCATTGGCTGGACGTTATCAGCGCCTACGAGATGAGCTTTGGTTTAACTGCCGTGAGTGGTTTGAAGCCAAGGATTGCAAAATACCAGAGCAAGAAGAATTGATACATGAGCTAACCTCCATACGCTTCAAGGTTCTTAGCTCTGGTAAATTTAAGGCTGAAGGCAAAGATGAGATGAAGCGCAGGGGCTTACGCTCGCCTGACTTGGCTGATGCATTCGTTTTAACTTTTGCAGGGCAGGCTGTTCGCGCATCCGGCTCTGTTTCTTCGTATGCATCACGTTCATCTTTGGACTACGGCAATAACAGTTGGATTGTTTGAAATGCAAATTATGAAAACTTACTCTAACCCGAATCCAGGCCGTAAGTCTGGGCCTGTAAAGCCCAAGGATGGCCCTGTTAGCAAGAAGCGCGGCACGGCTTACTCCAAGGCAAAAGCTAAGGCTAAAGCGAGTAAATACTGATGGCTAAAATGGATGATCTGCGCTTTCGCAGTATTTTACAAAATGAGATACAAGGCGCGGTGAATTACCACGAAAGCGAGTTTTCTGGCAATCGTCAGGAGACTATGCGGTATTATCTTGGAGAGCCTCTAGGCAATGAGGTCAATGATCGTTCACAGGTTGTCGCAACTGAGGTCAGCGATACCATTGAGTATATCATGCCGTCCTTAATGAAAATGTTTGCATCATCTGATGAGTTTTGCCGCTTTGAGCCGCGAGGCCCAGAGGACGTTGGCGCTGCCCAGCAAGCGACTGACTTGGTTAATTTTGAGATATACAAAAGCAATCAGGGTTTTCGCGTCATTCACAACTGGTTTAAGGATGCTTTGCTGTTCGCTCAGGGCGCAGTTAAGGCTTATTGGCAAGAGAGTGAGCGCGTTGAGAGTGAGCAATACGAGGGCTTAACTGAGGATGAGCTAACGCTATTACTGCAAGACCCTGCGATTGAGTTGGTGTCTCAGGATATGACTGAAAGCATGCAGGCCGACCCTGATATGCCCGTTGATGTGCGTTATGATGTTGAGATTACGCGCAAGGTTATGTCTGGCTCTGTTAAAATCGACAACATACCCCCAGAGGAGCTTATATTCAGCCGCCGCGCTACATCTATGGAAGATTGCTCATTTATAGCCCACCGTACACAGATGCGTGTTGGCGATTTAGTAGAGCTTGGTTACGACATTGACGTTATAGAGCGCCACGCTGGCGATAGCGGGTTAGACGATGAGGCTGAGCGTCAGTCTCGCTTCAGTGATATTGAATCTGGCGACATGTCCGACTCTATGGACGCATCCATGCGTGAAGTGCTGGTGACTGAGGCGTATATTCGCGCAGACTTTGACGGCGACAATATCCCAGAGTTACGCCGTGTGCTTTGCTTGGGTGACGGGTCTGAAGTGCTTGAGAATGAGCCATTTGACCGTGTGCCTTTTGCCATTCTGTCGCCCGTTCTCATGCCCCACCGCATGGTTGGGCGTTCTGTGGCTGATATGGTTAAGGATTTGCAGTTGATTAAGTCAACTGTGTTACGCCAGTTGTTAGACAATTTGTATTTAACCAACAATGCGCGTGTTTCGGCGGTTGAAGGACAGGTTAATTTAGATGACTTATTATCGTCGCGTCCTGGTGGAATTGTACGCATGCGTTCGCCTGGAATGGTGCAACCTCTGGCGGTCCCACAAATTGGGTCTGCTGCGTTTTCAATGTTGGAGTATTTGGATCAGGTTCGTGATCAGCGCACGGGTTTTTCTAAAGCTTCGCTGGGCCTTGATCCGAGCGCGTTACAAAGCACAACGGCGAGCGCTGTTAATGCGACTGTCCAAGGTGCTCAACTTAAAGTAGAAATGATAGCTAGAGTGTTTGCTGAAACGGGTTGTCGCCAGTTAGCAGACGCCGTGCTGCATTTATTGCAGAAACACCAAGATAGTGAGCGCGTCGTGCGCATTCGCAATGAGTTTGTCAGCATTGACCCTAGAGCTTGGCACAATGGCTTTGATTTGTCTGTAGAGGTTGGACTTGGCTCTGGCCGTGAAGATGAAAAGCTCAACATGCTTATGCAAGTTATGGGCAAGCAAGAGCAAATAATGGATCAGCTAGGGTTGATTAACCCTATCGTTAAGCCCTCTCAGTACATGAATACGCTTAAAAAGATAACCGAAATGGCTGGCTTTAAGGATACTGAGCAATTCTTTTCTTCTGGCGAGAAGATCGACCAAGAGCTTGCGAAGTCTATGGAAGAACAAAGTCAGGACACAGGCGATAATACTGAAATGGCTAAGTTCCAAGCCGAGCTTGCTATGAAGAAAGAACAAATGCAGGCGCAACTGGCGCTTGATCGTGAGAAAATGATGGCAGAGCTTGAGCTACGCAAGTTTGAGCTAGAGTCTGAGTTGCAGCTACGTCAACAAAAGATGGCGTTTGGCGGCAGCGTTTCGGATAATTTGCCTAGAGCATGACAGATTTAGAAGCTGAAAGGATGCGCGGCGAGCGAGCCGCCATGATTTTACGTGAGCCAATGGTTCAAGAGGCTTTTGACGAAATCCGCAAGTCGTATTTTGCAGCGTTTGAGCAAAGCTCAGCGTCAGAAACCGACAAACGGGAGCAAGCGTATTACTTGATAAAGGCGTTGGATGAGTTCCGAGCGCATTTTGAAAGCTCTGTTCAAACTGGAAAAATGGCCAGTGAACAGATGAGCGGCTTGCACAGATAGCACCATAATTTTTGGAGATTCTATATGTCTGGTATTCCTCAGGAACCCAGCCTTTCACAGCATGATGCTGTAAATATGCTATTGAATATGAATGACGCCCCTGCAGAGGCAAGCGATGAAGTTCAAGAGCCAAGTGCCTACACTGAAGTAGAGGCCACCGAAACTGAAGCAGAGGAAGTTGAGGCCGTCCAAGAGGACCAAGCTGAGACTGAATATGAAGAAGTTGAGGAAGAAACTGACGCTGAAACTGAGACAGAAGTCGAGGAAACAGTAGACGTTTATAACGTCAAGCTTGATGGAGAAACACGCGAGGCAACAGTTGATGAACTGATTTCCGAGTACCAGAAAGGCAAGACAGGCGACAAAAGACTACAAGAAGCGTCTGAAGCGCGTAAAGCGTTAGACCGTGATAAAGCGTCTTTTGACGGAACCCGTGTTGAATACACGGATAAATTGCAGAAAATAACTGATTTTCTTGAAAGCCAAGCGCCTCAGAACATTGAAGCGCAAATCAGTGAGCTTGACGATGTTGACCCTATCGAAGCTGCAAGACTTGAACGGCGAGAAAACGCAAGGCTTAAAAACCTTGAGGCTGTTAGGGTTGAGCAACTTAAAGTGGAAAACGAAACACGAATTATCGAAGCTGAAAAGCTAAAAGATTTAATCCCAGAGTGGCGTGACCCAGCCGTGCAAGAGCGCGAGGGCCGCGAGATTATGCAATATGTACAATCTAAAAATCTGCCTGACACAGCCATCAAGAGCATGTCCTTGGACAGTCGCTTGGTGGACATGGCAAGGAAAGCTATGAAGTTTGAAGACTTGCAGGGCCAAAGGCCCATTGCAAAGAAGAAAATCGTGAAAGCTCCAAGGATGGTCAAGAGTGGTCAGCCAAAAGCTGCAACTAGCTCTGCAACAGAGAAAAAGCGCAAGGCTTTTGACAAACTGAGGAAGTCAGGCAGTCGTAACGACGCCGTTGATTACCTCTTATCTCGTTAATCTTTAGGAGGGCCAAAAATGGCTACTTATCTTTCAACAAACGCTGTTGGTGAACGTGAATCACTTGCAGACGTAATTTATCGAATTGATCCCGACGAAACGCCCCTAGTTTCTAATTCCCAAAAGGAGACAACCAAGGGGATTTTCCACGAATGGCAGGTCCAAGAATTGGCTGCAAGCGTGGATACCAACTATGCGGCAGAAGGCGCAGATTATAGCTACGTTAATCCGCAAGCTACAGTTCGTTTGGGTAATTACCACCAGATCAGCGTACAGGCCGCAAGCGTATCCAATACACTAGATGTTGTGGATAAAGCCGGTCGTGACAAAGAAACAGCAATGGTCAAGGTTTTAAAGGGAATTGAGCAACGCCGCGACATTGAAAAGTCTTTGTTTAAAAACGAAGCACGGTCTGCATCTGACCCGCGCAAAGCAGCTAAATTGCTTTCTTGGATCACTAATGTAGACAAGCCAAGCGATATGGCTGCTTCAAGCGGTGACGGTTCTGATGCGGCTGACGTAACTGGCACGGCAGCGGCTTTGACTTTGGCTAAAATTGATGCGGCAATGCTTGCTGCATACACAGACGGCGGCACACCAAACATGCTGCTTATGTCACCAGCCAACAAGCAAAACTTCTCAGGCTTGTCCGCTGGTTCTGTGGCGACAAACCAAATCACAATGACAGCGCCAAAAGAGGCGTCAATCATTGGGTCTGTTTCACTTTATCTTTCTGATTTCGGTGAGCTAAGTGTGACGGTTGACCGTCAGTGTCCAAACTCAGAAATGTATCTGATAGATACTGATTATGTTTGCATTGGTTCACTTCCAGGCCGTATGTTCAGCGTTTCAGACGTTGCTTCTACTGGTGACGCCACCAAATTTGCAATCGTGTCCGAGTGGACATTGATCGTGAAAGCTCCAAAGGCCCACGCTGCGTTGCTTGGCCTCAACGGTTCTTAAAACCTACAGAACCTACAGAACCTACAAAACTACCTTAGAGGGCTGCTTTTTAGCGGCCCTTTTTTGTGGAGAATTACAATGAAAAAGCTTCTTAGCTCTGACCCGATTACGGGCAAAAAGACTTACTACCATTCCAGCAATGAGGGCGATCACGTCACGACTGAAGTGGATACAAAACCCGTTTTGGACGCAGCAAAAGAGCAAGCAAATGAATGGCGCTATGGCTCCATGATTGGCAACACTCAAAAGCACAGACAGAAAATAGGCGAGTTTTCGTCGGTTGTTTACTACGACCTTTTGGAGAAATTTGGGCAACCCAAAGATAACCCGAAAGCTTGGATGAAATGGCTGGAACAAAACAAAGCCTTTAAAGCCACTGGCGGCAAGTTAATATAATGGGTTTATCAACTTATACAGAGCTTCAAGCTACTGTTGCTGACTTCGTAGGGCGTTCAAACGACGCTGATTTTTTAGCTAAAATTCCTACGTTTATAGACATGACAGAAAAGCGCATGGGTCGTGAACTAGACACTCGCTCGCAGATAAAGCGCGTCATAGCGTCAACGACGGCTGGTGCTGAGTTTGTAGAGTTGCCCACAGATTTGCGTAAAATCCAAACTATTAAGATCAACAGCAATCCCACTAAGGTTTTGGATTACACCACGCCCTTTGATTATTACAACATTATTTCAAGTACGTCCTCTGGTACGCCCCGTTATTACACGGTGATTGGCACGTCTGTGGGCTTACGGCCCATACCTGACAGTATCATGGAAGTTGAGATGATTTACAGCGACGATATTAACGCTCTGTCCTCTAGCGTTGCGTCAAACACAATACTTAGTCGCCACGGTGATGCCTACTTATACGGCTCGCTTGCGGCGGCTTACGTCTACCTGATGGATGACGTGCGAGCAGCACAATTCGATCAGGTTTTTACTCGCACAATCAGCGAGATTAAACGGGATACCGACGATGCTAAGTTTGGCGGCTCCCTTGTTATGCGCTCCGAATATGCGGTTTAAGAAAGGATCAAACCAATGGCAGCACTAAGCGATCACTCAGAAAATTTACTACTAAACTACTTAATGACAGGCGGCTCTGTCACGCGGCCTAGCAATCATTACTTGGCGCTGTTCACAGCGGCCCCGAATGACGCAGGCGGTGGCACAGAATGTTCGGGAAACGGCTATGCGCGAAAGCAAACCCACTTTGCAACGGCGACAGGCACAGGCGGCACAACCAGCAACGACGGTACAACCGCCGCTAATGGAACCGCTGTAAGCTTTACTGCGTCAGGCGGTTCTTTCGGGACGGTTACACACATAGGCGTGTTCGATGCGGTAACTACTGGAAATATGCTTTGGCACGGGACTATCTCCACGCAAAAGACAGTCGCAGATGGTGACACGCTTCAGTTCATCTCTGGCGCTGTTGACTTAACCATCGCCTAATTAGGGTAAGCTAATGCCAGTTTTTGCAGACCGCGTTAAAACAACCACTTCGACTACAGGCAATTCGACAATAACCTTGTCGGGTACGCCTGTGTCGGGTTTTCAAGCATTTCCAGCTACGCTTAACGCCAAGACTGTTGGTTACGTCATAGAATCGGCTAATGGCGCGGCTTGGGAAATTGGGACTGGCACGTTCACCCACTCAGGAGGAACACTAACGCGCACTCTACGCTCTAGCAGCACTGGTGCGCTCTTATCTCTGTCTGGCACATCTACGGTGTTCCTGTCGCCAAACGCTGATGATCTGATGATGACCATTAGCGTTACCATTGCAAACAGTAATTTTGTTATAGATGGAACCGAAAACCAGACTATGACTTTACTGCCGTCTATCACGTATAGATTAGACACTTCCGCCTTAGGAAGTCATCCATTAAAATTTAGCACTGACGCCGCTGTTTTGACTAATTCCACAGGCGCGACGGCTTATACTACAGGCATTACGGAAGTAGGCACACGCGGCACGGCTGGCGCTTATATGCAGGTCAAGCTAGAGCAAGATGCGCCGACGCTTTATTATTACTGTTCATCTCACGACGGTATGGGCGGCAATGTAAGCCAAGGCGGTACTACCTACACATTACCAGCGGCTACCGCCAGCGCCCTTGGCGGCGTCAAGATTGGTTCCAACCTGTCAATAGACGGCTCTGGCGTTTTGTCGGCCTCTATTGCTGGCGGCACAGATTATTCTGTCACGGCATATACGGCCAGTGCAGGAAACACGACATTCAACGCAAGCTCTAGCCCAGCCCTTCCAGCGTATAGCTCTGGAAGAATTGCGGCCTATGTAAACGGCGTGAAACGCAACGATATTACTGCGTCTAACGGTAGTTCGGTCGTTTTTGGCACGGCCTTGCTGGCCAGTGATATTGTGGAAATCGTAAACCACGGCTCCGGCAATGTTGTGCTGCCACCCGCGCTAGGAACTTCTGGACAGGCGATTAAAGTCAATTCGGCTGGCAATGGTTTAGAGTTTGCTGCGGCTGGTGGAGTTGATAATGTAGGAACATTAACCAAAACTTTCACTCAAAATGAAGAAGCCAGCATAACGCTTTCGGCGGCTGTTTCGCCTGTGCCTGTAGTTTCGGTTTTCAAGGAAATTTCAACATCGACTGTAATCTCCAAAGGCAATTGGGACGTGAACTCAACTGGTTCAAACTACACTGAACAAAACCTTGCAACCTCTGCATTTTCTGGAGCAACGCTCACGCCAAGCGCGGTTGGGAGTGGCACGTTCACGCTTTCAACTGGTTCGTTTGCGACTGCTGACATAGGTAAGCGGGTGACGGGCAACGGCGGCGTGGCCATCATAACGGCTGCAAGCGGTACATACACAACCTCTACAAACTTCACGAACACAAATGCAATCGCGTCAGGCGATTGGTATCTGTACGGAACTGAGTTCGTAAGTGATGGTTCTGGCGTTTCGTTAAGTGGCCTTTTAACTGGTTACAATTTGGGGTCTGGCTCGCTTACGGACACTTTATCTGTCAGCAGTCAACTTTCAGGAGCAACAGATTTTGCCTTCAACTCTGACGGCACAAAAATGTACTTTGTTGACATATCCCATGACAAAATTTTCCAATACTCTCTATCTACCGCTTATGACACTTCGACTGCGAGTTATGATAGTGTTTCGGTAAGTACAACCAGCGGCATTACTAATTTTTACGACAATTACCCGATGGGGATAGAGTTCAAATCCGACGGCACAAAAATGTACATTCTTGGTGGCCAAAATAATGTTCTTTATCAGTTTGTCTTAGCAACGGCGTGGGACATAACAAGCACTAGCTCGTTTAGTTCGTTGACCCTATCTTCTTCGATAGGTTCCGTTTTATATCACTGCGTGAGGTTCAAATCTGACGGCACAAAAATGTATATCGGACACTTCAACAACGTAACTCTTACGTCTGATATGATATACGAATACTCGCTCTCGACAGCTTGGGATGTAACAACCGCCAGCACAAACGCTTACGGCTCGCCGCGCATTGAAGTGGGAACAGTAGGCTCTATTCCAGGGGGTTTTAGTTTTAGCACTGACGGAACAAAACTATTTGTTCCGTTTTATAGCACTACGACTGCAAGCTCCAATAAAGTCACACAATTCAACCTCTCGACGGCGTGGGATTTAGACACAGACTCAACGTCCACAACCCTGACGCACTCTGTCAGTAGTAGTTATCCAAAGTCTACAATGATTAATCCAGACGGAACAAAGCTCTATGTTCTGGCAGACAATCCGCAAGCCGTCTATGAATATTCAGTAGGTTCCTCTACAAATCCCACTGGAGCTTATTTTCCAACGGTCGGAAGCTCAAGCGGTCAAATAGATACAACTAACTGGACAGACATTAACACAATGGTCGCCGCACAAACGGCTGGTGGCGGCACGGTTATGTACTCTATCAGTACGGACAATCACGTCACTTGGAAGGTTATTCATAACACAAATGGCACACGTTCTATCGCCAAAAATAACAGTGGCACATGGCAGATCAATACGAATGCAACCTACGCTTCAGAAACATGGGCCAATGCCACGACAAACAACGAACTGTCAGCGCTTCAACAAGCGCTCGCTACGACCCAGAATCGCATGGACAAAGCGCAGCTAGACGCCGTTACGGACGCCAACCACATAGCGCTTGGAGCAACGCTTGATCTGATGATTGCTCCCTATATGGCGAGCGCTGGAACGGCTCCTGTTTCAGACGGCGTAACGATCAATTATGTCGCAAGCGCGATTTACGAACAAGCCTTGGCAGGCACAGATTACCGCGCACGTTTTCCAGCAAGTACAACGGTTCAGATAAAATCGCTTGCAGCACAAAATCTTAAAGTGAGGGTCTTATAAATGTCTACGGTTGACCTCAGCAAACTTGGAAATATTATTAATGACGGCACTAGCGGTCAAGTTTTAACATCTCAGGGTGGTAGTGCTTTTAGTTTCGCAGATGCGGGTGGAGGTGGCGGTTCTGGCGTAACGACCTACTCCAATCTGACAGCAATCAATGCAGTGAGTAGCCCATCTGAGGGTGATCTGGCGTATGACCTTGCTGCTGACGAACTTTACTTACGGACAACCAGCGCGTGGGAGAGAGTTGCGGTCGGACCTCAAATCGGGCCTACTTTAACCACTACGCCCCCCGCGACTCTCACTCTTACTTCTGGGAGTAACTCAACTTTAACGATGGCGGCGGTGGACGAATCAGGATTCCCGATCACTTACGATTGGGACGCAGTGCAGGGTACAACGGTATATAACTCTGCGTCCTTGCCAACGGCTCTTACAGCCGTGTCTGAAAGCAGTGGGGTTTTCACTTTAACGCCCTCCACCAATGCGGCACACGGAACAACCACCCTAAAGTTTCGTGCAAAAGCATCCGATGGTGTGCTTTTTAGCCCAGCAGTTTCGACTCTTTCGCTGGTTTTTTCTGGGTATATGGAATTTGATGCAAACGTAAATGGCGCGTTGAAACATTATTTTTCAGCCAGCACACTCACGATGGCCGACTACGGGTCTTGGACATTCACTGTAGACGCAGCTAAAACTATTAATATCAAAATGTGGGGTGGGGGTGGCTCGTCCAGCCAGACCACTACTGGTTTTTCTTCCCCAGCTACCGCCGCTAAGGACTTTGGTGGCGCTGGCGGCTACGCTTCGGGAACATACGATCTAGCGACAGGCACTACCTATACCCTCAGGGTTGGGCAGGGCGGTCTACGAATTGCAAAAGGAAGCGGGTACACGACACTTGGCTCAACTTGGTTAGCTCTGGGCGGAAATGCAGCCAATACGAACTCGACTTGGATCGCTGGCGGTGGTGGCTACAGCGGATTTTTTACGGGCAGCAAGGGCGCGACAGACTACACACACGGCTCAGACGTTTTGATGATCGCTGGCGGCGGCGGCGCGGGTGGATTCGGCGCAAATAATTCTGGTGGTAGTGCAGGCGGTGGCACCTCGGGTCAAGATGGCGGGAATCCAAAAGGCGTACAAGATGGTACGGGTGGGACTCAAACCGCTGGAGGTACTGGCGCGAACTGGAACAATACGGGCATTACGGGACTCTCTTTGAGGGGAGCTATTTCTGGAAGTTACGCCGCTGACCAAGTTTTTTCTTCTGGTGGCGGTGGTTATTTTGGCGGTGGCCCAGCCAATACTGGCGCATCAGGCGGCGGCTCAGGATACAATTCCCATGCCGATGTCACCAATAAGGTTCTAACGGGCGGCTCTGGTACGACTGCCGGAAATTCTTCAGATAGTGATCGTGGCACGGCTGGAAATCATACTTCAACAAATGGCGTGAACGGTAAAATTCACATTACGTTTGTTTAATGCTAGGATTCAACCCCCTTGCATCCGCTGCGCTCGCTGACGATGGCGGTGCTTTACACGAAGGCGCGTCAAGCCTAACAGCAAGCTCCAGCGCGACATTTGCGGTCGGTGAATTAGGAACCACCGCACTTTCCGCAAGCTCCAGCGCGACATTTGCCGTCACGCACACACAGGCAGGCGCGGCAAATCTAAGCACACAAGGTTCTGTTGTCTTTGCGTCTAGCTTGGGGCAAGTTGCCAGCGCACCGCTGACTGCAAGCAGTACAGCCACATTTGCGCAAAGCCATATCCAAGCGGCAAGCCTATCGCTGACGGCATCATCTAGCGTCAACTTTATCGCGGTGATGAACCTTGTCCAGCTTCTAAGTGTTTCATCTACTAGCTCCATTTCGGCGGCTGGAACGCAAATCCTTGCTGGCGGAATAGACTTAGCAGCGTCAGCCAGTATAGCCGCGCAGGGCAGGCAAACCCATGCAGCGCAATTTGCGCCAACTGCCACAGCGACGATAACGTCTAACGGAACGTCGATCCTGAGAAGCGCACTCAGCGTTTCGGCAAGCTCTAGCATTACAACAATAGCTGGCCTAGTTGAGCCAGCGGCAAGCTCTATAAACGCAACGTCTAGCGCGTCTGTAAGCACTAAACTAACCAACGCCGCAAGCGCTTCTCTAAGCGCTACGTCTAGCATAGCGGCTGATGGCGATACGTCAGGCGAAGTCAGCGCTAATCTAATAGCCTCTAGCTCCATTTCGGCGGCGGGTGTTACGACGCTTAAAGGCGAGTTGGACGTTTCCGCAAGCGCAAGCCTAGCGGCATCAGAACAGATCACACTAAACGGCGCGGTGAATCTAAGCTCAGCGTCAACAATTACGGCGGGAAGTAAGTCAACTCTAGCCGGCGCTGTTGATCTAACAGCAACGTCAACGCTTATTGCTCAAAACGCTCAAGAGGGTTCGGCAAGTCTATCTGCGGCGGCTACGCTTAGCGCGGCTGGTGGAGTCATTAAGCCTGCTTCCGTTTCGCTTACGGCGAGTGGCACGTTCAGCAACACTAGCGTCATAAAAGCCAAGCGAGTTACATCCAGCCTCGCTGCAACTTCTACGTTTGCAGCCAACGGCGCGGCGACGTTCAAAGGCGAGCTAACGGCAAGTGCGCAGGCGTTTATAACGGTTGCGAGCCAAGCAGTAATTAACGGTGTAGGCGCGTTTACAGCGTCGTTCAGCGTCACGTCTGACCCTGATTTTATATGGAAACCACCACCGCCAGTAGTTGATAACTCAGTCTGGTTAGACCCCCCTGCGCCAGTTGGTAATGAAATATGGTCTGACGGCACATCATCTAATGTCGTAGTAGTTTGGAAAGACGCAGCATGATCCCTTTTGGCGAATGGCTTCCTGATCAACCACCTTTGCAAAATCCAGGTGCAACCGTTGCGACAAATGTAATACCTGATGCGAAAGGCTATGCGCCTTTTGGCTCCCTGTCATCAATGTCAGGCGCTGCAACGGCATATCTGCGAGGCATTCACTCTACAAAAACAAACATTAGCACAGTTCAAAACTTCGCTGGGGATCAAACAAAACTATACAAGCAAAACGCCACGACAAACGCGCTAGATGACGTTAAGCGTACAAGCGGTGCTTACAACCTAGCGAGCGATGAGCAATGGCAGTTTGTAGACTTTGGGGGCAAGGTTATTGCGGCTGGTTCGCTAAGTCACCCGTTACAAGAATATTCAATAGGCAGCAGCACAAACTTTTCAGACATTTCAACAGCTCCAAACGCTAGGTATATAGCTGTTGTGAAAAACTTTGTCGTTACTGGCAACGTGTCTTATTCTGGCGGCACACACCCTGACAGGGTGCGCTGGTCACAGCTAAACAATCCTACGTCATATACGATTGGAACGGCTCAAGCTGATGTGCAAGACATTCCGAATGCTGGCCACGTTAAGGGCATAGTTGGCGGCGAGTTTGGCACAGTGTTTTGTGAAAAAGCTATTGTACGGATGCAATACATTGGCTCGCCTTTGGTGTTTAGCTTTGAGACAATAGAGCAAAAAGGAACTCCGTTCGCTGGCGGGATTGCAGCGCTTGGGCCGCGCCAAATATTTTATATCGCTGACGATGGGTTTTTCATGTTTAACGGTCAGCAATCCATACCTATTGGCGCTGGTAAAGTGGATGAGTTTTTCCTAGCTGACTTGGAGTTTGGCAATGCTGGCAGAATTACGTCAGCCATTGATCCACTTCGCCAGTTGGTCATGTGGTCATACCCCAGCACTAATAATAGTTCGCCGAACAAGATCATCGTTTACAACTATGCTTTGGGCAAGTGGTCCGTAGCTGAGTTGGCGCATGACATGATTGGCGTTAGCTTGACGCTAGGTAAGTCACTAGAGAGCTTAGACAGCATAAGCACAAGCATAGATGCATTGACTGCTTCATTAGATAGCCGCGCATATAAAGGTGGATCTTTTCAACTTACAGCCAGCAAAGACAACAAGCTACATAACTTCTCTGGCGCTGCGTTGGCGGCTGCTTTGGAAACGGCTGAGTTTGAACCTCAAGAGGGGCGCTATAGTATGATAACAAGCGTTTCACCCTACGTCACAACTGGCGGCTCAAGCTCTGCCCTTGTCGTAAAGTCAGCGGTTGGAACGAGAAGCAGGCAAGTAGACGCGCCAACATTTACAAGCGATGTAACGATTGACGCCAACAATAATTGCAGGCTTAGGACAAACGGGCGCTATCACCGTGTTAGGATTAGCATTACGGGCAACTGGCAAAACGCTTTAGGCATTACGGCTGACACGGCTGTATCAGGTCGCAGATGAGCCAGAATAGTTTTAGCAAGCTTCCGACTGACGGGGCTAATGCGCGTCAGGTTGCACAAGTTGTCAATCTAGTTGTTGACGGCAAGCAAAACAATTTAGGCAGCGTAACGCTTACTGCAAGCTCTGCAACAAGCGTTGTATCTGACTTTAAGGTTGGCGTCGATAGTTGTGTTTTGCTTATGCCGACTACGGCTAACGCTGCGTCTGCGAATGCCTTTGTTTCGTCAAGGGGTAAGAATACCTTTACCATTACGCACGGCAACACGTCTGCAACAGACAAAACATTTGTGTACGCTGTAATCGGATGATTATTGAGCATGTGCCAGCAAGCCTAGTGCCTACGCTGTGGCCTCATATATCTCCGTTTTTAGAAAAGGCTGTGCGTTTAACCCCTGATCTTATGTCTATGGATGACGTGTATAACGGCGCGGTTGACGGGGATTACATATTCTGGCTGGCGATTGATAAGGACACAAAAGAAATTGCGGCTGTGTTTACATCTAGGATTGTTCAGAACCACAGAAGCAAAACACTAATTGTTGACTTTATCGGCGGTAAAAAAATGAAGTCTTGGGCTGGCATGGCTGTTGAAGCAATGCGTGAGCAAGCCAAGAGAAATGATTGTCAAACTATCGAGGGCTATGGGCGTAGGGCTTGGTGGCGTTGGGTTCGTCAGTATGGCGGCAAGCAGGCGTATGTAGCCTATCAAATGGAGTTGTAGAATGAAAAGCTCAAAAACAGAAAAAACAACAAATCAGCTTTCTCCAAATGTGCAGGCTGACTTAGAGCAGGGCTTTGGTCTTAAACCAATTACTGGCGCTATAGGGGCAGCACAGGATTTTAACCAAGACGTATATACTGGCGATAGAAACGCTGGGCTTTCAACGGGCCAAACGTCGGGTATTAACAGCCTGCTAAGCCTGCTTAATAGCAACCCGTTAAGCTCTGGATTAACGGCAGCAAACTCTTTGCTCAGTGGCAATGCTGTGGACAATTCGGGGTTATACAACGTAGGTACAAACCTAGACACTGGCGCATTATCTGGCGTCAATACGGGCGTGGACGCAAGCGCTCTTAGTGGGCTAAATACGTCTACAGCTTCGTCCCTGATGAATGCTCTGAATACGGCGGCAACAGATGCGTCAAACAGGGTTGCAAGCCAGTTTAATCTTGGTGGGCGAGTGGGCGATAACTCAGCGTTTGGTCAAAGTCTTTCAAGAGGAATAACCGATTCTATGGGCGGCATTATGGCAGGCGCAGCGGAGTCAGACGCCAACAGAGCTTTACAGAAAGCTTTAGGTTTAGTTGATGCAAGCGGTGCAAGCATAGACAATGCATTAACACAAGCCTCTGGCTTAGTGGATGCTGGCGGTCAAGGCATTATCAATGCTCTCAATAAGGGTGCTGGCTTGGTCGGTGCGAGCAAGGCAAACGCTGGCCTGATAGATGACGGCATAGGTTCACTTCTTAACCTAATCACAGGCCAAAGTAATCTTGCAGGCGACGTAATAGACGCTGGTGGGCTTCAGCAAGATGTTGCGCAGGGTGATTTGGATGCGGCAAGCGGCTTGGTAGATGACCAGAACAACGCAAGCTTAATGGAGCTTAACGCACTATTTAAAGCGGCTGGCTTGGGTCAGCTTTCGCCAACTAGCAGTACGACAAAATCTACCAAGAATCCAGGCTTCTTAGATTTTTTAACGGCGTTAGGCGAAGCAAGCTAACAAGGAAAAACAAATGACATATATGCCACCACCAAAGAACCTGTCTTTCCTTGAGCGTCTAGGCTTGCAGAAGCAAGACGAAAGCGCAGAAGGTGAGACAGCGCAAAAGTTTTACAATCGCTCACGTTTTGGTGACACGCTGGCGCGTCTTGGCAAAGCTGCTAACAGCTTAAACATTGACCGAAATGAGGGCTATGCACAGCGCATGGACGCTAAGCTTGCATCAAGCAAAGACACACGCGCAAGCAATGAAACCGCCAAATTCTTAGCCTCTAAGGGCCGTGAGGATTTAGCCAAAGCTATTCTGGCTGGTTCAATCACAGGCAAGCAAGCTTTTGCACAGTACAAGCAAGAGGAAGCAACTGAGAAAGCTAGAAATGCGTCGTTTGAGGATCAGTCAAGACTTGCAAGGCTTAGGGCTTCACTAAGGCCAAAAGCTGTAAATACTAATGATGCTAAATTTTGCTTACTGGCGCGAATGGGCATTAAGCCAGAGTCAGATGAGGGAAAGCAATTTCTTTTAGGAATTAAGCCTAGCGCTGCCTCAAGCAAAAGTATGAGGCCAGCCACAGCAGCAGAGATAGCAGAATACAAAAAAGCATTCAACATAGGAGATGATGAACCTGTAGGCGCTTACTTGCAAGTAGATGAAATAGGACAATTGCATATTGACGGCCAAAGATCAGGAACAAACGTAAGCGTAAATGTAGACACAAAAGGTCAGCCAGAAAAACTTTTAAATAGTGCTGATAATGAAATAATTAAAGCCCAAGCGAAAAGCGGCTTTTCTCCAATCCCCATTGATAGCAATGATCCCGCAAAGGGCTTGCAAAGAGATGATCGCGGTGAATTAAAATTTGAGCCAACACCAGGCAGCGCGGCAGAAATAGATGCAGCAACGGTTGCGCTAGAAGCCGTTAAGCGGAATCATTCAAGAACCAAGCAAATGCTTGTTGATAATGAAACAATATTAAGCAACGGACAGAAAGTTCTTGATATACTTGTTGGCTCTGATCCGCAAAATCCCAAATACGACAAAACAACTTTACAACGTATAGCAACCCTTGACCCACCAGAGGCAGGCGTAAGGGGCGCGGCTATGGCAAATTTAAAGTTCTTTTCATCACAAGAGGCAGTGAACGTAGAGGAAGCTTTAACCCCTATCAGGACAACCGTTGCCTTTGACCGCTTACAAAGGATGCGTGACGCATCCAAGACTGGTGGCGCTTTAGGTCAAGTAAGTAACATCGAATTAAATTTGCTTATAAATAGCATGGAGAGCCTTAATAACAGGTTAGACCCCCCCCAATTAGCAGAAAATGTGCGACGTATTATGAGGGTTTATACTGAAATTATAAATGACCCTATATCTGCCGCTATTTTAGCCGCCAAAACGCCAGAAGAAGCAGAAAGGCTAATAAGAGCTTTTGAAGTTCAGCAGCAAAGCGCAGGGCCACCAGAAGGTACAAACACTTTCAACGTAAATGGCGGCGTTGCCACAATTACACCAAGGAATTAATATGGCTAGTTTTGGTAACATCAGGTTTGAAATCACTGGCCCTAACGGTCAGATATACGACATAGACGCGCCAAATGAGGCTGGTGCAAAGGAAGCTTTTAGGCAATTCATGGCCCAGCAAAATGCTGACGTTAATGGTATTATGCAAGATCAGATTGATGAGTCGCTTGGGCCAGAGCTTAATCCAGAGACAGGTATGCCAGAGGGTTACTTTACAGACCCTACCCAGCAATACACAGACCCAAAAACAGGCGAAACAATCTATGGCGTTACAACACGCGATGCTCTGAAAGAACAGTTAGGCAACCAAAGAAACTTGACTAGCGGCATAATCGGCAGTGGTCAGGGCGTGTCTTTGGGTGGGATGGACGAATTAACTGGCATGCTTAACAGGCTTAACCTTTTCCAAGGCGGCACGGCTGACCAGCGCCAAACGTATATGCGAGAAAAAGCTAGGGCTGCATCTGAGGCAGGGCGTGAAGAAAACCCTATAGCGTCGTTTCTTGGCGAAATGGCAGGCGGTTTAAGTATTCCAGGCGGCGTTCAAATGGCCAAGACAGGCGCGCAAGCCATTTCCAAAGGCGTTTTGTACGGCTCTGGCTATGGCGGCGCATACGCTTTTGGCGCTGGTGAGGGTAGCTTTGAAAACAGGCTGAGCAAGGCAAAGGATGGTGTGGTTGTGGGCGGACTGTTTGGCGCTGCAACGCCGCCACTTATTAACTTAGCAAGAACAGGCGCAAATAAAACTTGGAATGCTTTATTCAAGAAATCTGTTGAAGTCCCTTCCCTACAGAACCTACGAAACGCCAGAAAGCAAGCTTACATAATGGTTGATGCGGCTGGTGAAAAGATTAATCCAGATGCCATAGATGACATGGTTTTAAAATCGTTAGAGATAATGGACAGCGCTGGGTATGTTGCTGGCTCTCAAGGCGGCAATCAACCGGAAATTGAATATGCCCTTAACGCGCTAAGCAATCTGACTAAGCTAAAGCCTAACGGTCAGCACAAACAAGAGTTTACACTTGCAGGCATGGAAACCGTCAGAAAGGATGTTATGACTGCTTACAAGAAAAGCGGCTATGACCCTAGAATAAAAGACTTGCTCAGGGACAACTTTGACAAGGTAATCGAAACCTCTGGCGGTTCCGAGCTTATGAAGGTGGCGAGAGCGGC